TTAAATCACTATTTAACGTAGAAATATCTGATTGTATTTTACTTATACTATCTTCTATATTTCCAATCCCTAATTTAGTTTTTATCAGAGACACGATCGTTGACCACTTAACCTTACTGGCGGTACTCCCACCAGTAAGCATGTAATCATCATCTGATATTGTCTTTTTCTCTGTTAAATCCGATATATGTACTAAAGGTATATTGATTGCCATAACATCACTCCTTAATTCAACTTGTTTTCTCTGACGTAGCTTCTGATAGCATCAATGTGCTTTTTAAGTTCTTTATCTACTACCCAGAAATTTTCTTTTTTATTCTGTGACAATGGTTCTCCTGTGTTATCGTCAATCTCATTGTATGTGTATGATACTCTGTCTCCACCGTCAATATTTAATACCATAAAGCTACTCAACTGTTTCATTTAACATTTCCTCCTGTTCTTTAATCAAATCGTTGATTTCTTCCATATATTCTTTCTCATAGTCAATCACTTCTTCTTTTTCTGAGTTATCGAATTTTTCAAGTCGTTCAAATTCGTAATCTTTCTGAATTGCTTTGATTTCCCACGAAAATTTAAGGTTTTCAGTGCCTCGAACGACAAAGTAACTATCGGTCTTTTCTTCTACCCATATATCGCCTTGCCCCTCTTTCTGCAAGAATACTTGGTACTCAACACCTGTGTTTACTGTCTCTGAAAATATATCGTTAATGTCTATGTAACATTTTCCTGTATTATCAGTACATCCAGAACCTATATCCCCAAAATATGGGGTTGCTGTTTCATAACAATACTGCTTTCTTGTATCGTAATTTTCTGTATCTATGATTCTGTTTTTTGTTCCTGCAACAGACAAACTTCCGCCAATAGTAACTGGCTGATAAAAACTTGATTTTTCTTTTCCAAAATGAAATTTATAATTACTTACCGACCCAAGATAAAGTGATTCATCCGTCATATGCATTGTTATGTCTGTTTGTACTGTAATTGGTCCACTGCTGTTATTTTTTAATACAATCTCATCTGGGGACAAAATCGCACATGCACCAGTTCCATCCTTGTTTTCAGATAAATATATACCACCGAACACGTCTGGTGTTATACACACATATGATATTGGCTTTTCTCCCATGCCTGATATATAATGCGTTACGACTATCCCTTTCGTGTTTATGTCAACAATTTCATTGTCATTTGCATCATAAACGTGCATTTGTCCATTACCGTACGTGTTTGCTTTTCCACCAAGATTTAATGTTCCACCTCTAGCATAAGTAAAGTTGATATACAACTTACCGTCAGACCCACGATAAATACCTTGCCATGCTCCGTCGTTGGTCAGCAGATTGAATATATCTTCGTGAGTCAGTGCATCTACGTCAATGGCTACTGGAATTGTCTCAATATCCAACACCTGTGAAAATCCACCTGCGGCATACATCGTACACCTTAACGCTGTAAGATTTCTTGAGATACCGATACCACTTGAACCGCTTGCAGTAACACCGCTTGAACCACTTGCTAGCACAGAGTACAGTGCATGGGTAATGTCAGTTTCATCTGAGGATGAAGTATAAACGGTCGTGTATGTATCTCCGTCCGTTGTTTCCTCAATCTTGAATCGACACTTATAAGCTGTACGTGCTGTTGCTGTACCGTCACGGTAGTAACCAGATAATGTAATGTAGTTCGGCACAATCGTGTTGTCCGCAGACATTTTCACGATACTTGACGATGTTTCCATGAAGTACGTTCTTCCTGCACTTCCTTGCGGACCAGTTGCTCCCGTATTCCCTTTTTCTCCCTGTGGTCCTGTTGCCCCTGTCTCTCCCTTGATTCTTGCCCAAGTGTAAGAACCAACCGTTGTAGGGTCTGCTTGGTTATAGTCGGTGCAAGTTCCGATATATGTTCCAACGTCCTCTCCCGAATTAGAAGTGAACGTCTTACCGCCATCGTTACTATACTTAACATGGAAATATGGTGTTTTACCGTCCGCACCTGCCTTACCTGCCGTTCCATTCGTTCCGTCATTGACAGTCTGTGTATGTGTTCCATTTTTATCTGTAATTGTGATGGTTGTTACTGTACCGCTTTTTGAAATTGATACTGTCGGAGATACACCGTCATTTCCTTTAGCTCCCTGCGGTCCAGTCGCTCCAACTTGTCCATTAAGAACTATTCCAGATGCAGTATAATATGCGGTAATACTTTTTGTAGCATCACTTCCTTTTGCAATAATTTCATATGCATTGCCCTTTTCTAATCCTTTCATACCGATAAAAAGATGAGTAACACGAGAACTTCCCCAAGTGTCGGTCATTGCAGAACCACATTCTATTAATGTGTTTCTGGCGGTTCGGGTTAATCCGCTTGCATCCGCAGTAAACAAACATATTATTTTTCCAGATGCTACTGCACTCAATGGGCTGTCTAATGCACTTGCTGTCGTATATGTATCATAACTTTTTATACTTTCTATAGCACCACTGGATGGATTGATAACTACTAATGTATGTCCTCTAGTTGGCATAAAATCATATTTAATTCCATTTATAAGAACATATGATGCATTTTTACTAATTCCTTGAACCGTATCATAATTAGTACCAGATACAGTAATATACGTTGCATTTTTACCGTCAGTTCCGTCTTTACCTGCAACACCCTGTTCTCCTTTATCCCCTTTAGCTCCTTGAATACCCTGTTCGCCTTTAATCTTCGCCCAAGTATAAGAAGCTACTGTCGTTGGATCGTTTAGGTTGTAATCTGTGCAAGTACCAATGTAATCTCCTACCGTTTCGCCAGAATTGGAAGTAAAGGTTTTTCCACCGTCATTTGAGTATTTGATGTGAAGATAAGATGTTTTTCCATCAATACCGTTAGTACCTGCGATACCCTGTGTACCTTTTTCTCCCTGCAATCCTTGGAATCTTGCCCATGTATATTTAGATGGGTCGCTTGAGTCGGCTTCTGTAAAGTCCACGTATGTTCCAATATAGGTAGATGGGGTTTCAGTCATTTGAGAAGCTGTTGTGGGTTTTGCCACAGAACTATACTTAATGTGAAAATATGTTGTATCTCCACTAGCACCCTTAGGTCCTTGGATTCCTTGTTCTCCTTTTGGGCCTTGAATACCTTGTAGACCCTGTGGTCCTTGGTCGCCTTTTTCGCCCTTTTCTCCTTGCGGACCTTGGATTCCCTGTTCGCCCTGTGGCCCTTGAGGTCCAGTGGCACCCTTTTCCCCTTGCGGTCCAGTAGCACCAGTTTCTCCCTTTGCACCCTGTTCTCCTTTAGCTCCCATCTTACCGATGGAATATGTTGTGCTTGTGGTTTTATCAGAGTAAGTATATATGGTCCTCGTCCACAGATATTGATTTTCTGCAACGTTTGGCGGTGTTTTGCTCCATGTTCCTGTTGGTGCTACCGTTCCGCTGTTGGATGCTTGATAAGTCGTTTCAGAACTTGTGATACTTCTACCGCTTGCTCCAGTTTCTCCCTTATCTCCTTTTGCACCTGTCTCTCCAGGGATACCGCCTTTTAATTTAGCAATGTCAAATCTTTTCGTAACAGAATATGTATTTAGGTAATTTGCTGTAATATCCACCCATCCCACGTCTGTTGTTAATGCTGTCACAGTGTATGTGTGAGTTGAATTGTTCCAAGAACCTACGACACCGCTTGACTTCTGCACATTATAAGTACAGTCGTTAGATATGTCGGTATGACCGTACAAAACCTGTGCTGTCGTGCGGCACTCTGGAAACGTTGTGTACTCTCCCTTATAATCTGTCGTGATTGCTTGATAATCGTTGTCCAGATTGATAATCATTGCACGAGATTTTCTGGCTTCTTCCAGTGCCTTATTGGCTGTCTCATCGTCCGTGTACTTGTTAAGCTTCTGCCAGTCGGTTTCCACATAGCTTGCACCCTCTCCCCTTGCTACCACGCAAGTAAGGATGTCTCCGTTCTGTCCTTGATTCCACATATCTCCTGTGTCATAAGGTGGTGTAGGCTGTGTTAGGAATACACGGCACTTACTGTTAGCTGTAGACTGTGCAAAAGATGCTGTCTGCAATGCTTTTGTGACGTCCGTATCTTGTACTAACTGCCACTTCCATGTATCGCCGTCTTTGAAAAATCTGTAAGCATAACCTTTAGATTTCCAGTAAAACAAATCTCCCTCATGCTTCTTTTTATCATCTTCTGTTGTCCAGTCAGAAGCAGGGATGTTTTTTAGAGTTGGCTCATAGTCGTAGTAGAACGTCTCGATCTGTCCGTCAATCTGGTTCTGTAGATCAGCTACACTTTTTGTAACTGTTTCTGCAAAGTCTGATACTTTACCGTCTGCATAGTTCTTAGATTCTTTCACTGCATCACTGATCGCATCGGGTGCTGATTTACCACCGATTGTGACGTTATCCCCAGAAATCTTTACAGTACCAGTCTCCATGTCTGCATAGAAGATGATATTTCCAGATTTATCTTTGACAGTTAATGCACCAGTGTTGATATAATCTGCATTAATACCCTCTGTATAAAGCAATCTTGCTACCATTTCCCCAGTGATCGTAAATCCGTAAGGATATGTCTTACCACCATCAATAGAGAATCCGATAACTTCCGATGTCAATTTAATAACATTCTTTGATTCTACTAATGTTGGTTTGTCATGCAAGTAATATATAGTCGAACCATCTAACAGTATTTCCTGCGTTGCATACATTCCATTACTGTTTTTTAATGCTTCTTGCATCTTATCTAAAGCATTTTGACGGTTATTTCTTTCCTGCTCAACTAACTGTTTACCTTGTATGATCGCTTTTTGATTACTTGATGTGTAGTTGCTCTGGTTACGCAATGGAGATTCTGCACTATTCTTTAATGTTGTATATCCGAAGAATACAAAGTTTACATCTGTTAATACTGAATAGAAGCTATTTTCTCTCCAATCTGTAACTTTAATCTTATCCATAAACTCTGCTATTGGATAAGATATATAGTCCATCGTAAAAGCTCTAAAAGTCACATTTTCAAACTTTTCATAAATCCACGAAATAAGTGTCTCTTCATGCCCTGTTACAAGTGGGTTCTCTACAGATAAAACATAACCATCTTTACCAACTTGTACCGTTTTTTCTGTGTCACTTGTATTGCCATCATCGGTTGTAGTAACCTTTTGTGTCGTTCGAACGCCTGTTACCTGCACATCGTTCGTATCACTTGTCAGATTATTGTAATCAACCAATTTATGAATATTCTCATTATCATAATCAAAATCATAGGTCATTATCTGCAATCGCCCTGTGCGGTCAATTCTTGCATTTCCGCAGGCAATCATTGCAATAAATCCTATAATCTGTCTGTGCGTGTACTCGCTAGATGGCATGGTTGGTATTTGGAAATCGTTATGTAAAAAGTTACTGTCTCCAATCAAGATACCACAGGTATCACAACTATCTATCAATACACTCTTTGCTGTCGCAGGAAACGTCAATACTGTGCTGTATGCCTTATCTGCTTTATACATATCATCGTATCCAACAATTGTTACAACACTTCCATAGGTTTCTGGTTGAGTGACAGTAAATGTACCGTATTCAATTTTTTCTGTTGTCTCTGATAATTCAAATGTTAGATACAGTCTGATTTTTGCTCCGAAGAAGTCATAATTGGATAAGTGATCATCGTCATTCATGATTTCTAACTGTACATTACGGCTGAGTGCAACACCTAAAGGAATGGTGTTAGCACCTGCCGCATCGACCAGACTATTATTATCTATTGAAAAATCATCTTCTCCTAATGGCAGTACAGTTCCATTCGCAAGCGTTACTTCTGCATTGCATTTAAAATCTTGTCGTTCTGTCATTAGCTGTTTAAATTCATCACTTACATTTATCATATCGGGTTAACCCCCTGCATATTGAAAGATATACTTGATACTTTTTCATGGTTATTTTTAAGTGTTTTTATCTTAATGTCCGATACCTGTCCGACATAAAACTTTGCTGTTCTCCACTCTCCGTAAAATACAGAAAAATAATGTAAATCAAAAGATTTACCACGTGCCACCATTTCTAATATTTCCGTAACCTTAGACATTGGCACATCCGATGCACTGTATGTAAATCGCTCTACTGTGAACATCGGGGTAAACTTTCCTTTACCAGACTGTGCCCTCGTGCTACCTTGCGTATAGGTAGTTTCAAAAGCTACGGCTGTGTCTGAATCTGGTTGCCAGACTTTTTTATTATTGATTTTTATATAATCCTGTGCCATTTTTTACTCCTTTCTACGCAAGGCTGAATGGATTTCTACCATTACTCATTTGTCTTAGTTTTGCTTCTTCGATAAATTCATCAAACAACGTCCTGCGGTTAATCTGTGCTGTGAAATGATAATCCCCACCATTGTTACCGCTGTTGTCTGATTCTAAGGACTTCGTAACAGATAATAGCTGTTCAAGTAAATTAAGTACGTCATTATTGTTACTGTTTGTGCTGTTCTGCTTTTGTGCGATCACTGCGGATGCTTTCGCAGGTATTATCTTACCTGTAGCAATCTCTGGTGTTCTGAACGGTACATTTGCCAACTGTTCAGACTGATTCATAAGGGTTTTGAGTGTATCTGGAAAAGCTTTTTCCAAACCTACTGTAATACCGGCAGGAATCATCTTACCTACCGTATCTCTCATAAGTCTTGATGGAGAATGGATTCCAAAGAAATCTTTCACACCCTCCCACGCCTTTTGTGCAAGACCTGTCATTTTATCAACCAAAATCCATGCAAAATCTCCAACACCTTTTGCAATACCTTTTACTACATTCATTCCAACGCTGCCCCAATCGACATTTTTAAATGTAGTTTTCATATCTCTTATCGCAGATGTAGCTTTTTTTGATAATTCTTTAGGAAGATTTTTAACCGCTTCTATGATATTGGTCAATATTTTCCCTGCCGTTGTTTTAAGTCCAGACAATTTCCCAGTAATTCCATTGCCTATCCCTTTAATTCCGTTTTCTCCAAGTCCTTTGAGTTTAGACGGTAAATTCTTTATCGCATCAATCAAGCCATTGTATGTATTCTTCATAGCATCAACCGCAGTATTTTTTGCATTCATAATTCCGTTTTTAATACCTGTGATGAGGCTTTTTCCAAGTGATAGCCAATTATAAGCTGTAAATACACTGACGATTGCCTGCACAATCTTTGGCACGTTTGCGATCAATGTCGGTATTGACTGGATGAGACCTTTGAGCAAGATTGCGATAAGCTGTACTCCTGCAAGTAATATCTTAGGGGCATTATCGTTAATAACGCCTGCAATATTAATCACAATCTGTGGTACATTTTTGATGATGTCTGGCATTGCTTTTGCTATACCTTTTGCAAGATTTAACATAAGCTTTAAACCAGAATCTACTAATTTTCCTGCATTGCTTCTTAAGTTTGCAGTAAAACTCGTCAATGCTGATAATCCCTTACTAATAAACTGCTGTGTCCCATTTGTAATACCTTTTGCCAAGTTATCCATAAAAGACACACCAAGCTGTGTTAATGCCGTGATTGCTTTTCCTGCAACAGATATTGCACTAACAAATATTCCAACCCAATCAATAGATGTTAATAATGTTGCTAATTTTGTGCCAAGCTGTGACCAGTTTGTTGTAGTAAGTGCATTATCTAATGTTGTTAATATTCCTAATGCTAATCCAGATAAGCTTGTACCAATAGACTTAACATCTATCTGGTTGATCGCACCATTCAAAAATCCACTTATTGACGTTCCTATCTTTGCCCAGTTAAGAGTATTTACAGCTCCCTCTAACATTTGAAACGGAACATTTATTTTATTCGCAAACAACCGCCCTACATTATTCCAATTCACTTCATTGAATAAACCGTTGATACCTGTTGCAATTTTTAAACCAAGATTTTTCCAATTGATTCCCTCTATCAACAGATTCAGTGTGTTGACAATTGTATTAATACCTGCACCCACAGTACGTCCCATTAAATCCCAGTCTATGTGATCAACAAGACTATTGAATGTCCGTGTAAATGCGTTCACAAAATATGTAATCTTCGGGCCTACATTATCCCAATTGATGGCATCATAGATTTTTTGCAATCCTTTATTGATACCAGATGCAATGTAAGTCCCAAGTCCCTCCCAGTCCTCTTTTTTTATGAGGTTCTTAATTTTCTTAGCAATGTCCGCAATAGAAGATTCAATAGGAACTTTCTCAAACATATCTCCAATGGATGGACCAGTGTAACCACCGCCACCACCTCCACCGCCTGCGGATGGGGTAGAAGAACTAGGGGTATCGTTATCTTTTTCTTTTTGGTACTGTCGGATTTCATCCAGTCCAGAAAGATATGTCTGTATCTCTTTATTTGCTTTTTTTGTGGCATTTGCGTTATTCTTTGTGGCTTTTGCCGCCTTATTAGCACCACTGGATGTTTTATTCAATGATGCCGCATAATCTTCTTGTACGGCTTTCGCTTTCGTAAAAGATTTCTGCCCTGTCAGTGCTGCTATAAACATTCCAACATACGTGATCGCTTTCGATAACATATTCATGAATGCTGTCAAAATCGGTGCTACAACTGACAGAATCGGTGCAAATGCCGTTGCTAAACTATTCTGTAGCTGTGTCAGTGCTGACATCATAGAACTTATAGAAGCATTGGTTGATGATGAATACTGGGCAAGATTATTGATACCTGTCATGATTCCACTGTTAACTTTCGAGATCAAACCGAATACAGAAGAATATAAGATACTCATTCCAACCATTCTACCGATTGAAAATCTCGCATTATTGGCATTATTTGATGTATTCGTGAAGTTCTGTGCAAGTCCACCAAGTTTCTTTCCAAGACCAGAAACCGCACTGCCTAACTTACTAAAGATAGAAGATGCACCGCTTGTCTTGTTTTTTGTATTATCAACATTCTGACTTACATTTTTATAAGAAGAACCAAGCTTATTGTTGGTACCGACAAGACTCATTTCTTTTGAATTTGTCTTAGAAATTTCCTTATTTAATGCATCTAAGGCTTTTTGGCTTTCTTTCGATGCTGTAGCTGTATAATTTCCTGTTATCGGTGCAGATTGTGGTAATGATACCTGCTGTTTCGGTTGTACGACCGCACCACTGCTTTCTAACTGTTTCTTCTTCGCTAACAATTCGTCATACTGTCTGCCTAAGCTCTCTGCGGCACTTTCTAATGCCATAAATGCAGGAGAAGAAGTTGCACTTTGGTTTCTTGTAAAGATTTCTTGCTGTGCTGTTGCTACCTGCTCAAACTGTGTATCAAGGCGTTGCAAGGAATCTTCAAGAATCTGATATGCTGTTGTCTTGATATTTGAATTGCTGATTTCATCCTGCAATTGTGTTGTTTGTCCTAAATCGGTGTTTAAGGATTCAACACTCGTTTCTGTACCTGTGATTTCTGCATTTAATTTTTGTAATGCTTTTGCACTCTCTTCGCTTGCAAGACCTGTTCCACCAGTAAGCTTTGCACTTTTAGGTAGACCACTGTCTGTACTCGCTGTCGGTGCTTCTAACTGCTTTTTCTTTGCAAGAAGTTCTTCGTATTGCTGATCTAGTTTAGCCGCTGCACTTTCCATAGCTTGAAACGCAGGAGAAGATGTTGCACTCTGATTTCTGTTGAATACATCCATCTGTGCTTTTTCCAACTCTGCAAGTTTCTGTCCTGTGGTTTCTATTGCTTTATCTAACGTATCAAGTGCAGTCGTCTTAATGTCTATGTTATCAAGTTTCTTTTCTGCCTGTGCGGTCTTTTCCAGTTCCTCAGCCACGGTCTTTGCTTTTTCTTCGACAACATCCATACCTTTTGTATCTGGTGCTTTTATACCGCCACTCATGGCTTTTTCCATTGATTTTCCAATGGTTTTTACTTGATTGGATAAACGTTTTAAAAGGGATGCGATTTCTTTCACACTTGCTTTTGCTTCGGTTGTATCAATCTCTGTTTTGATATAAATACTTCCATCCGCTTTTTGTGTAGCCATTCAATCACGCCCCTTTCCCATTCAGTAAATCGTTCAAACGTTTCTGTTCTTCTAATTCCTCTTCGGAATATTTAACATCTAGGTCAATAAGCGTTTTATTTTCTTTGTAGAACTCTCTTTCCCAATCTTCCAGTTTCTTTCCTTTGGCTTTCTTCATGCGAACACTAAGAATCTGCGAAAACAAAGACTCTCCAATTTCCATGTAAGCTCCTAAAAAAGTCCACCAGTGTAAATACTGCATAGCTCGTATTTCTTTTCCAAGTACACGGTTAACAGATGGGATGATAACTGGTGCATCATGTTCCCAATCCATCACATGAGGTTGTTTCTTCCCATCGTCTTTGATACCCATGTCAATAAATTCGATGGCTTTTTCAATAGCTTCTTCATAGTCTTGTGGTGGCATATTTCCAAAATCAACGTATAAAATGGTAAGGCAAACAATCCACTTTTCATCGTTTTCAAACTCTGGATCATTAAAAGTCTTTAATATATCCAGAATTGCTCGAAAATCTGTACGAATATCGTACTTAATGCCACCAACTACTATGGATGTAGGAAGTTCCCAAACTTCCATTATTTATTTGTGATATTTAGACGTTGCCCTTTTAATTTTCGCCTGTTTCTTTTTGATTCTCTGGTCTGTTACCTGCTCAATAACGTCCGCAATCTCAACGATGATATTCTCAATAAAGAAATCTCCGCTTTCTGTTAACGTCAGCGGATTGCAGATAGCGAATACAGATTTAGAAGCTTTAGAGTTGAGTAAGTAATCAATCTGTTCTTCTAATCTGTCGGATAATTCCAGAATGTCTTTTTCTGTTGCATCTTCTGGTACTTCCATCTTTTCAAGATTAGCAACTACCTCTTCATATCTTCTAATGATATTTAAATCAACAGGATTGAAAGAAAATCTTCCAATCTCTGCATCATCTTCATTGGTCAGTACCACATTTAAGGCACCAGTTTTGACTTTTCTTCTTAATTCTTCCATTGTTTAACCCCTATTTCCCTGTGCTTGATGTATTTACTGAACTTGTAGCTGCTGTAAATTTACCTGTTTCAACGTTGTAAGTACCTTTTGTACGTTCTCCAACATAATTGACAGTAAATGGAATCTGATAACCAGATGTATCTCCACCGTATGATGTAGGTGTTACATAACATTCCTGCTGATATGCTTCATAAGCTCCGCTTGTAGCTTCTTTCCACATATGCACTTCTACGGCGTTTGTCTTTAAGTTGTCGTCTGTGTAACGATTATCAACAATTTCCTGCAATTTCTGTGATAATACAGAGTCAGCTTCTGCATAATAAGGGTCAGCTTCAGAAGATACTTCATATCCGTTATGCTTAAATGTTGATTCTCCGATGATGTTTTTAGATGTTTCTGTGTCTGGGTTCAGTTCGACATTGTACTCTTCTAAATCTTTTCCCAGACGTTCATAACCAGATGTTCCGCCACAAAGTGAACCAGAATCTAAGAAATGAGCCATATATTTACGTGCAATTTTACCTGTTGTAACTGCTGCCATTTTGATTCTCCTTTATCTTTTCAAGGTTAGTGATCTACATCCTGTCGTAGACCAGTTAATGTGTTATCTATCTATCAAAGTCATTTTGGTATCGGGCAGAAATGTTGATTGCCCAATTCTCAGACTTGTTTTCGTTTGTGCTGTCCAAATATGCAGGTGTCTGTCTGTCAATCGTTAAAAACTTTCGATTACCTGTCAGAACTGGATATTCTTCTAGCTTATATGTATTGTCTTTAATCGTGATTGTTTGTTTTTCTAACCATTTGCCAAGGTTATCCAACCACTCCTTAATATCTGCTTTCCTCTTTGGTTTTGTACCGCTTGCACGACATATCACGCAAAACGGATACAGACATACCTGTGTGACGTGTCCTGTGATACTCTCTTTTTCTGATTCAATCACTGCACCGCTTACTGGGAACATTGCTTTTCCGCTTGCATCATCAAGTGTAGAAAATGCAATTTCGTCTCCCTCTCTTAAATCTGGGAACTGATTTACAAGTTCTTGTAGTGCTGTCGTGACTACGTCAAAGCCATCAATGTCGTACTTGACTGGTTTCTTTTCTTCTTCCATTAACATCCTCCTGCCTGCTTCTTAACATGAGTAACCCATGCTTTACCGTGATTCTTCTTTGCTGTTTCAAACCATTTTGGAGTAGCTTTAGGATTGGAATAGGACAGGTCTTCTTTTGCATTGGTTTGTCCTGCAAATTCAGAAACAAGAACCTTTCTTGCCCCTTTTCTTGCCCATGGAGAACCTGTTAGTTCATCAACCATACCTTTACCGTAGTATAAGAAACGTCCCATCGGTCCAGTACCTGCACATACCATCCCAGTACCTGCAAGAGAAGCACTTTTTGCTCTCGTTACGTTAATGAATGTACCTGTTTCATGTGGCATATAAGGGACCATATCGGTCATAATTTGACTATCTAGCCAAAACTGAGCATGCTGTATCTGGTCGTCAAATCTTTCAAGGCTGATATTCGCAATCATGTTAGATGTATTTATATTGACATTTCCTAATTTCTTTTTAGCCATGTAACCACCTACTTCGCCATAACTTCAAAATGCTGAATAATATCATAAAAAGCACTTCCAGTGATCGCAAAGACATAATCATACTTAAGTTTCATCTCTTCGTAAAAACCGTCAATATAATCATCGTCTGCAATCGGTTCTTCATTTTCCCATTCTCTAACAATAAAGAAGTCAAAACCATTAGCCTTAGAACTAAATGTAAGTGCCTGTGGTAACTTATCATTTGCCTGTTTAGACCATTCTTTAGGCGGTAGCCATAATTTACTTCCTACCATCTTTTGACCGTCTTTTAGGCTATACTGCACGTTTAATACAGCATTGTCCTGTGAGTCAGAGCCATATTTTGCAATTATGCTTGCTTTATCCATGTTAAGATTGCAATTATGCAAAACGGAGGGATACCATGTATCGCCCTGCTTACTCTCATATCTATTGAAAAGTGTAATTGTGTCGTTATACATCGTATCCCTCCGCTTATAATGCACCTGCTCTTTTAAAAACTTTAAAAATCTTTTTAGACTGTAAAGCAAACCAGTCAATCATCTCTTCGTTATTTGCCCAACAATCTGTGTTGCAGGACTGTCCATCTAAACCACTTTCGTATAAGAAAGCGTGCATAATCTCATGCCTAAGCACACTTTTTTGAACCGATTCAATGTTATCCACAGAATCAACACTTTTTTCAAGAATTGCAACGACTATTGTTTTATTTGAATAATCGCAATAACCAGACAATTCTTGTAGTTTTTCATCTTCATTCTCGTGTCTGAATCTGATTTTATATGTAGTTCCTAAAACATTTACTTTACAATCTTTCATAAATACTCCGTTGGGTACATTCCCATATACAATAAATTTACTCCGTTGGCATCTGCGACACCCGATAAGTAGTCTCTTATTGTGTCAGAGTATAACTGCTTTTGTGCTTCTTTATCCGCTAGACACTTATCTATCAACGTAGCCGTGCCTGTATTACTGGAAGTCACATAGCTTATACTCTCGTTTCCTGCACTCTTAGATGCTACCTGCTTACTCATCACAGTTCCATCTTCTAATGTGATATAACCCTGTGATGCTTCAACTCTCGTTTCTGCCTGTTCAATCTTATATGTGATTGACAGAAGTTCGCAAACACATCTTTTAACTGCTTCTGCATCATCTTCATCTGTTGGAAAAGCAATCTTAAGCTTTTTAACATTATCCACGCCTGTTGTGGCATTATCTATCTTCTTGCAAGAATCCCAGACCAGACGATTAAAGTCTGCTTCTGGGATTGTTTTCTCTCCAAAAAGGCTTTTGTAATATTCATAGTCAATGTATGCCATGAAATCATACTCCTTTTTATCCGTTGGATTTAATAACACCCATGCGGATATTCTTCTGGTTAAATGCTAAGGACCAGTTTGCTTTAGCTCCTAACTCTGCATTTGTAGGAGACTCTTTTGCAATCTTGTTAGAATTAATAGAAAATCCGTTAGGATGTAATACATAACCCTGTTTTGTATACAGCTTTTCGATACCGGCAGATGTTTCTGGATCATAGTCTGTATAATAAGGATTTTCATAGTTTGTCTTATCACAAGTCAATACTGAGCCTGTACCAAGCATATAAGTTTTGTATACTGGGTTTGTTCCTGTTGTATCAACTGTAAATCTATCTGTTACCAGTGGGATAAATCCACCGATTGTAGGAAGATTTACTTCTCTTTCTACTGCGTTAGCAATAGTGTATTTGTTGTAGTCAACAAGTCCCATTGCTTTGTACTTTGCATAAATGTAAGAGTTTAATACAAGTAATCCCATCTTGTCAGCGGAATCTCCTAAAGCTTTCTGCTGTGCAAAGATAAGTGTTGTATCGTCAATTTTGTTTGCATCTCCAACAGTACCCTCGCCAGTTAAAGATAAGTCTGTAATATGGTTTTCCATACCAGACAGACTTAAAACTGCATCAACTGTAGTCATTAAGTCACGTGTTCTTACCTGCTTATAAAAGCTTGCAACAGAGTTTGCAACATGAGTCATAGGGTCGGCACCTGTTAACTCTTTTGTAAAGTCTTTTGTTTTCCAAGCTTTCATTCTCTGAATTAACATGCAAGTCTGTTTCTTTCCTGTAATTTCAACAGGCGTATTATCTGTTTCTCCATCGTTGTTTAAAGCCTGTGAGTCCTGTTCATCAATCGGTGTATAGAATGGAATTGTTGCGATATTTCCTTTTTCTCCGATTAAATCCATGATTGTATTGTCCTGTGCTAACACACCAGATGCAATAATTGCATCGTTCCATGTTGGGTTTTCTGACATAAACTCAGAAAAAACCTCTGGGTCAAAATCAAAACCGCCAAATCTTCCTGTTCTTGGCATAAAAAAAGTCCTTTCTACCCTAAATAAGAATAGATAAGGACTTATCTTTGTCCCATCTACCTACAACTATTAAGGGATTTTAGGTTAGCGGCTCACTTCCATATTGTGAGTCGGTATTATCTATCTGTCATTTAATAAGGTTGCATAGTAGTCTGGGTCCTCTGCCTTAAGCTTCATTCTGTCGTCTAAAGACATTTCCCTTAACTTCTGTGTTCCCTTTTTCTGCTCTCCGCTGTTGAACTTAGTTGTAAAGCTTGGGATCTTAACATCTGGTACTTTCTTTTCATCAACCAAGATGTTCTCGATCGGTTTCCCATCTTTAGTAGTAAGTTCTTTAAATACATCTTCTGCATTTTTCCCATTCTCTTCTTCCAATTTCTGAATCATCTGGGAGCGGATAGAGTCTTCTGTGATTGCATTTACAAATTTTTTATCGGATAAGAAATCTTTTACTTTGTCTCTTAACTCTGTCTGCTTAGCTTCTTTTGCTCTTGCTTCTTTTTCATCTGCAAGTTCCTGTGTTAATGTTGTAATCTTGGTCTTAAGACCGTCAACATCTTCTTTCTCTAAGTCGGCTAATTTAGACTGCACTTCGTCTAAAGATGTTTTGTATTCATCTTTTTTCTCTACCTGCTTATTGTAATCAGCTACAGTCTTATAGTTTTCAGACATTTTCTTTTTTAAATCCGCTTTTTTATCTTCTTGGATTTCGATTCCTAATTCTTCTAAAATCTTTTCGTAATTCTGCATATATATCCTCCTACGATATTTGTATACCGCTCGTCTGCGGTAATGGATTAAGGCTTATAAACCTAAGCCAAGGTAAAAGAGAAGAGTGGGCTTGAACCACTCTTGAGCCTTTAACTCTCTCTTAAAACTTATGGAAGGAGGTTAGTTGATTGAATCACATGAGCATCAAACAATCTACTTTTTTATTGTAAAATATGGAGACTCTTTTTTTCTACTCATTTTTCTAATTTTTTTCACGAAAAAAGCACCATGCGACAACATGATGCTTCAACGTTTTTTGGAGGAGTATGAAAAAATTACAGCTCTACCAATAAAGGGTCAGAAAATAAATGCTATTGATCGCCACTTTTTGTGGCTAATGGAAACAACAGGATTCGAACCTGTGACTGTCCACTTATGAGGTGGATGCTCTAACCAACTGAACTATGTTTCCACGGACCTCATGAGAAGTCCTGCCGTATTATACTTTATAAAATCAATAAGAAAAAGGGTTGTAACATGAAAAATCTTCGAAACAAATCACATACTAGCAAGTAAAAAATGATTTATTCAACAACAACTATTATTTGTTACAAGTATTATTGTAAATGCTATACTATGGATTTTTCAATACACTTTTCATAAGTTTTTTCAAAAATTTCTTTCTTGCATGGATAGATTTCTCCATTTACGCCAGTGATAAGCATATCATCTTTTGTCATGAGAAAATCTCCCTCTAGTGTTGGGATAGTGTAAGAATTGCTGTCATATTGTCTAATGACGTAACCATTGTACATGAACTTGACAGGCATACCGTTAACCACAGTATCAGCGTTCTCTGCTCCAATTCTCATAAGCTCATCAAACGTGATCGCTTCTATCTCAACAGGTTTCTTTACGTATTTAGCCATACTTTTACTCCTTATTCTGCAATCAACCATTCATTAGATAAGATATTGTTTAGTGTGTATTCCACCATTTTTGTATCTCTAATATCTAATAAGTCTCCCTTTTCTCCGTTGTCTTTATCTCTGCACTGCATCATGATAGTTTCTTTTTCTGCGTCCCAGTACCAGAACCCACCCCATGATGGAAGTTTTACTTTATGCCCTGCTTTCATTCTTTTAAATGCTTCTGCAAACGACATACCGACATCTTCCACTACAAGTTGTACTCTATAGCCATCTTTGTGTACGATTCCATCTCTTCCATCTGTAATGGATGCAATCAGTTCCTCATCTTTTGTGATATTTAACTCTTTAAAATTTATACCGTCAATTATCATTCTTATTCTCCTTTACTTCTCGTGCGTGGTCAGTGCGTTTATTAACTCGTCTCTGGTTTTTTTTAGACCATCGATGTTGTTCCCTGTGATTTTGTTCTCAATCAAATTAAACATACTTTTCATGACTAAATTAACATCGTCCTGTTGGCTGTTAATTGCGTTGTAGTCACTGTTAAGCTTCTGTTTAATATCTTTGATATCTGTCTCTATTGACGTTATACGTTGCTCTAAATCGTCCGTAGGCTTCTTGTAATGCTTATAGGCTTTATACAATACGCCTACAGCTCCACCAATGGTTATAATCCACCCACACGCAACCATAAATTGATTAATAGTTTCCAAATTATTTACCTCGTGCATTATTATATCTAGTTGCTGCACCTCTAGCGGATGATGCTTGACTTCTGTCCCATCCTGCGGTGTTGAGTCTTTCGTTTTGGGTTTTCAAATTGTTCTGTCTGCAATAGTCTTTATAGGCTTGATTCTGTTTCTGCAACAGTGCAGCCTTTTTCTGATACTCCATGTCAAGCTCGTGTTTTAATGCTTCGTCCTTTGCATTGTCTACTGCCGTTTTCATACCGATTAACTGCCGTTTCGTCTTTCTGATACGTCTTTCAAGTTCTCGCTGTCGTTTCCGTTTCTCGTATTCTTTGCGATTCTCTTCGCTGTCGTAGTCCTCGAACGGATTGTTTATTCCATCCCCCGGGCCGTGGGAGTGTCGGCAGTTTGCCCCATGGATTCCCTGCACGTTTCCCATACCGCAGACCGAAAAAGGTGGAAATCTTGGGTCGTTACCGCTTTTGCTGTAAAACTTGCCTTGCCACCAGAAATGATTGGTTAAATTATCCCCACCGTTACCGATTCTGGCTCCCAGATGGGCAGATGTTAGGATAATATCCCAATCCATCTCGTCCATACGTGCGTCTGTAATATCTGCTGCCATCTGGCTTACACCAGTACGGACCGCTCTCGCTGTAGCTGTCTCTATGCTGTCTCTACGTCCACTAGGGTATGTTACATCTGCACCCTTGTCTATAATGTCGTTAACAGCTTCTTTGACCGCTTCTGTGTAGCTTGTTGTACCGCTTGCAGTTTGGTTGTATGCCTTGTCCACTGCATCTATGTAGTTATTGTGGCAGGCGTTTGGCATCGTACCAGTGTAGTTATGCATCTCTCCCTTGGTCTTTTCATAATTCCTCTGCAACAATCGTTGTAGATAAGGACTTTCCCCGAGTGGTTTTGGTTCAAGACCTGCTTTTTTATACACTGCATCATCCCATTCTAAGGCTTTTATACATGCTTCTTTCATGGTTTGTGCGATTGTATCAATTCCTATCTTTGTTGTTTGTGCAATCTCTTTTTGTACCGCTTGCAAGATATACCCTGCATCCTGCAATACATCCATTTGCCACTTGTCAATAGGGGTAAAAAGGTAATCTTCCCCACGTCCTAGCCTTATCATCATTCGTTCAATCATGACAGATACAATCTTATTATGCAGTTCTTCCGCCTGCTTCTCTGCCTTTTCTGGCACGTACCATAAGTAATCTGGCGTTAGCATTATTCTTCATCTCCTGCACCGAATAAGTCTGGCTCTTTCGGTTGTGCTTCTTCTTCAAGTGCTTTTGCTTCTTCTTCACTGAATCCCTCAAATTTTGTTAAATAGTACCAGAAAGGAATCTTGCCGCTTACAACATAGCTATACCAACGAGAACGGTCCTCGTCCTCATTGTATGTTATGTCTCCAAAGTCATAGTAAGTCTCATACGGTCCACTTGGTGCTAATTGGTACAGATCAGCAAAGATATTAAGTGCTGCAATCAAATCATCCATGCAGAACTGTAGCTTGTCCCTAACGTCCTTGATAAACTGTATCGTTCTCTGCTGCTCTGCTTCTACGCCTGTAGCTGTCTGAATCCCTGTCGTTTCGTTAAATACAAAGTATCCATTGGAGAATCCGCATTTATACCCAATCTGTGACAGCAGGGCATTGATTCCTGTCAATCGTGTATCCGTGTTGAGACTTGGGTTTACCTCTTGATAGAATCCTTTAATGTCTGTGCTGTTCACATTCTTAACAAACTCTGGTAATCTCAACCGCTTCTTGCTTCTCTCAAATCCATCTTGAGTATTGTTTACCCTTGTACCAGTCTCCATTAACTTGTCGGAGTCTAGCAGCAACATTCTTCGGCTGTCGAATATCTCTGTTGCGTTCCTGCTGTATGCAGTGTCTAAATCTTTTAGCTCTTCTATTGCTTCGTAAAAAATAGGCAATCCTAAACTACAATGCAAGTCTACATTGTTCGCCTGCGGAGTCCTAAGAACTGCATACAGGCGTTGTCCGTTCAGATTTGCAAGTCCTACATCTTCTAGTTCTCCACGCCAAGGTGTCTCGTCTATGTCAATTGGCTTTCCTGTATCGTTGGCATCCTTAGAAGCATAGCAACGATTTGTAATCTGATACACGTCCTCGATGTACCTATGATATTCTAGTTTGGTGTAGTATGTCCTGCCATCACTAGAAATTTCTCTATGCACAAACACAATGCCTTGAATCTCTCCATTGCTTTCGTCTGTAACAATAAAGTTCTCTGGTGTAATCAAGTCCACACTTGCACCGTTAGGTTTTAATACAACTGTACCGTATGCACAGCCATATTCTACGTGATGTCGTACCTGCTCTAGTTCTTTGTCTATCTGCTCCTGCAACCAATTAGCTCTTGCACTGCCATCTATCTCTATGCCTATTGCAAGTGTAGCAAGGCGTGCTGTCTCACTGCATACAGCTTTTGCGAAGTTGATAGTCTTTATATGCTCGTCCTTGTCTAACCAGTACGGACTGCCCTTATAGATGTATGCACATTTTTCTATAGCTCTCTGCATCTCTGGACTGGTAACAGTATCAATCTTAAATTCGTCTCTTGCCTTTTGTCTAAAAAGGGCACTTAATATCTCTTTCATTTTGCTTATTATACCCATCTATTCCACCGTCACAAACTCGACATTTTTTATATTTGTTTTTATGTCTGCTTGCATTAGATCACTGTTTACGTTTATCTCTACAATTCCGTTGTGCCATGCTACCTCTGTAATGTTATCTACATGTAACAGTACATTCCCGATTTTTATGCATCTTACATCTTTTAGATTTATCATCATTGTTTTTGTCTCCTTTACGCACTCTCTCCACGTCTCATGCTCATTGGACTTGTCGCATACCTTAATGCATCAATAAAATGGTCGTTGCCGTCTGGATAATCTGCCTTGATTTCTCCGTTTTCATCTACCTCATGCTCGTAGCTTATTACCTCTTCATACAGCCGTGGAGTTCTCGCAGGGTCTATGACTAATGTCCTGCACTGCAACCATTCATAAGAGTATTTACGACTACCCGGATATACGTTTGTTTTGTTTGCCACAAGTCCTGCATCTCTAAAGTCTAAGATGCTTTCTATCTCGTCAGCTCCACAACTAATACTATAGTCGTTGTATCCCTTACCTATAATCATCTGTGACATTGCAGTGTTGCGGATTTTTTGACCGCCCAACTCGTCTATGCACAAGATTTTTTGTGATGCAGGCATATATGCACATCTGACAAAAGCTTTCGGGTCTGGATAGTATCCCCAGTCCTGCCCTTGGTATATTTTTTCCTGCCTTGCTATTTCTTCGTCCGTGATCGTGCGGATTTCCAGAAGCTCAAAGATATTTGTTCCCAGTCCTACAGGGATTCCCAAATACTCATGCTTGTATGCACGTTCATTCGTTTCTTTTAAGTAGTCTGCATCGACATAGAACTGAGGTCCTAACCACTCCGCAGGAACCGTTGTATAATTGCTCTTATGCCTATAGCTGTCCTCTCTTGCTTCTGCTACATACTTATTTGCCCAATTATTTACACTGATTGGTGGGTTAAATGTCTTAAATACAACAAACTTAGGACCACCACGCAATATAGATTGCTGTACTGTTCGGATTTCTTCAATGCCTGCGAACTCGTCTAATTCCTCGAACCATAAATATTTTATATATCCTTTAGACACCTTTACAGACTTTGACTTTTTAGCTTTGTCAAGACCTCTGTACAGTATCTTTTGTCCTGTCGGCTTGTATGTGTGTTGCATAGGACTTACAGACGATTCCCACAGATCAGAAACACCTAACGCATCTATCGCCCATTCTATCTGTTCAAACACTGATGATCTGCAAGTATCTTTTACCTTTCGATAGACCGCGGCATTTGTAAATTCTCCGTTGGTTTCATCTTGCATCATGCCCAACACAATCTCCACGGACACAAACGAGGACTTACAAGAACCACGACCACCGTACAAATCATAATAGGTATGCTTGCCGTCTTGAATGTCCCAATGCACCCTATAAAAAGATGGGGCGATCACATCCGTCAAATTAACCATGCAACCGCTCCTTACTCTCTAGGAATATTATTTACTATTGTAATTCCCTCTGTCTTATTCTCTTCCTGCTTCTTGTCTGCATCCCAGTCTTTAAAATTATTTCTTAGTGCAAATTGTGCACCGTTTGAGCTGTCCTTATGAAACAAACTTTCTTCCATTTGTTCTTCAACTCTGCTCTTCGCACGCGTGATGGTGTCGTAAAACTTATCACTGTCTTTTTTATGCTTTTGATAGTACAACAGATCACTTCTGCCACTAAACCCCAATGCAAGTGCTAATCCTGTTATCGTAGGATGCTTTCTGTCTAAGATAATTGGATACCCTTGCTTATTATACTGTTGTTCTCCGTTAATCATCAGCGGTTTACCCTCACAGCTTTCAAAGTATTCATCTATCTTCTTTTGCATTTCTTTCACACTTTTATATTTAGGCGGTCTACCACCTGCTCCCATTGTCTCACGTCCTTTCGTTTGTATACATTTTTGTTGTCGGTCCTGCTGTCTTATAATCATCACATACGGTCAAATATCTGTCTCTTATCAATCTCTTGCCGTTATCCTTAGTGCAGTACATAATCCCTCTGTCGTAGAGTGTGTTCTTGCATCCTGCACAACACAGGCTTCTATCTTCCATCCTGCACCTCTTTCTGGTACCTGCCACATACACACATATGACTACACTTAATATTTACAAGTACCACTTCCGTTTTATCCTCTGGGATAGCTCTTCTCTTTGTCTCTGTCACGATCTCGCAGTACACGCAATCGTTACAGCAATTCTTTAGTTTGTTATTAATCAAAAAAGACACCTCCCGACTATGGTTATTATCTAATATAATTATACCATAGTGGGAAGTGCCTTTGTTTACACTCTTTTTATTTAATTTTTTTCTATCTTTCTATATTTTTTCCTGATCTGGTCCCCATGTGTCCCCAAATTTTTTCTTGTGTGCTTCGGCGTATTTGTTAAAAAACTCTTGATCGGAAGACAAACTTAATTCATATGCTACTTTTTCCCTCAAATCTTCATTCATTAATTCTAATGCTTTGTCAAAATTTACTTCTTTCCCATATTTATTTTTTACATTCATTCTGACTCTCCTTTATTATCATTTACCCTGTTTCTATACTCGTCTCTTTCTTTTAACAGACTATCAAGATTTGTCTTCTCGCCCCTTTTAATTCGTGACCGTGCATTTATAATTTGTGATTGTTTGTGACGGCAGTAATCACTGCAAGTATTATTTGCCACTTTTGAGCTAAATTTTTTACCGCAGTACTCACAAATTTTTTGCTTTTTGCTGTTCTTTTCCAACTTCTTTTTTGTCTGTTCTGTCTCTTTATTATAAGCACTTTTATATTCTTTTTGCAATAATAAGCCTGCTTCATGCTGACATTTTTCTGAACAATATTTTTGTCTGCCTGCCGTTACAATGTATTCATTGCCGCACAGCTCGCACTTATCGACACTCCCAAGCTTCCTTTTAGCGGTCTTTCCTTGCCTAAATCTTTTTTGCGCTTCTTTGGTTCGTATTTTTCTACACTCCGGACAATAAAAGGCTCTAGGACCGCCGGAAAACTCTTTGCCACACATCCTACACACTCTAATTCTCATTACATTAGATTTTCTTTTTTTCGCGCATTCGTCGCAATACAGTTTATCTGCACTACCGTAAAAAGACTTGCCACAATCCAAGCAAGCCTTTTTTGTTCTATATTTTTTCATTCGTCTTCGTCCTCTATGATATTTAAATATACCCGATGCCATTTATTGCCATTCTCTAATGCGTTAAATAACGGCTTATCATGTAAATCGTTTAAAACATCATCAACGGTGTAGCGATCGCCCCACGTTGTTTCTACCATCAAATCGCCCATGTAGTTTTCGTACAGGCTAAAGCTGTCATTTTCTGGTAACTCTACAATCACATCATCATAAATATCAGACTGCGGAGCCATGTAACTATAAACAGTTCTTTTTTCTGCTGCTAAAACGCCATAATTGGCGAAAATTTTAAATTGATTTTTCATTTTTCAACACTCCTTTTTATTCTTCTTTTAAAATTTCTGTCATATCTTCGATTGCTTCCTGCTGCGTTTTATACTTTCGAAAAACTCCGAAAGTATTCTTATACAGCAAGAAATACTTGTATCCCCACAAACTGTCGTCAACTCCTTCATTCGGATGATTTTCCGTGAAGTATACTGTATTTTTCTTTTCTTCCACTCTACTCGCTAATTTTTCCATGATTTTTCTTTTACTCATAACTTTATCTCCTTTTTAACCATTTTGTTCTCATATTAAAACTCCTGCACATCTGTCACTTTTAAGTAGAAAGCTTCTTCCGCTTCATCCTCTCCATTATCTGTTGTGATCTCAAAGAAAATCTGTACTTCGCACTCGTTAGAGTCTGTAGCTGTATACACTACATTTTTGTCCTGCTTAATGTTTTCTGTAGCTCCATCATCGAATACACTGTAGTATCCAGATTCCATCATAAAGTTATCTAAATCTGTGAAGCTCATTTCCTCGTTTAATAATTCTTTTTTGATTTCTTCTACATTTAATTTTTTCATAACTCATATCTCCTTTTCTTTTTGCTGATCTCCTTTAACTGTCTTTATCTTACCACATCTTTGTCTCTTTGTAAAGTGATATTTATAATTCTTTTAATTTTTTTTCGTCCTCTTCGTCTCTTACATATTCCAATATCTGCCCCGGTTGCATTTCTAAGATATTGCATACAGCATTTAAAGCCTTTAGCGTTATAGCTGTATCCTCGTTCTTTATCTTGTTTAACGTGTTTTGGCTAAGTAAATTGGTAGTTTTAGCCTTGTATGTAGTAAATCCTTTTCTTTGTAGTGCATCGTATACATCAATTTTGTACTTTAACATTTTTCATTACCTCCTATTTACTACATTATATATTATGTACCATTTTCAAGTCAAGAGAAATATCATCATAAAAAGTGACATTTTCTATTGACATAACTTTTTAAAGTGATATAATAAAAGTAAATTAAGAGAACAAAGCAATCAGAAAAGGAGATAATAAGATGAAAAAATTAAGAAAAGAAATTGAAAAGTTAGTTGAAAATGAGGACTTCGTTTCTTATGAAGAGTTCATTTTCGAACTGAAAGAAGAAAAAGAAGAAGTTAAAAAATATCTTAACTGGAGAGCGAACGGTGGGAAGATGAACACTGAAACACTTCCAGACAGATATGTAGAAGCTTGTAAGAAGATTTTAGGAGGGATTGAAAATGAATAAAGTAATCGCAAGACACAAATTCTGGTTAAACCAAACAGAGTGTATTATTTCCACAGCTTATGTGGAAGTATTACACGAATACCAAACTATTGTAATGTATATGGACGATTTCGAAGAAATTGATTCTTATATAACTCACAGTAAACAAAGAGCTGTAAAACTCCATGAATCGCTTGTCGAACAGTGGAAAGACAGACTTAGCAAAAACAGGCTTGTCAAGGCTGATCGTGACAGTCTTGTAATACCTGCATAACATACGCCACCCACCCCGGAGGTTACGAGGGTAGAAAGTTGGGAAATATGACTAAGAACGCAGAAAAGAACGCAAGAGCTATGCTGAGTAGATCATCAACAGAACAGCTTATAAAAGAATTTGACATGACCGAAGCTATACCAATTAGTCTTGAATTGTCCATGGTCCGTGGTTGGATTATGGATGAACTGGAAAAGAGAAATCCAGAAGCTTTTGATAAGTGGTTGGATTTAGACTATCCAGATAATAAATCATTAAAAAATTTGTATTTAAACGCATAGGAGAATATATCATGAAAAAAATATTATTATCTATTATACTTACAGCAATCATTACCGCAGGTATCACAGCTAATTACATTATCACACATCAGCAGGTAAGCGGTACGACTGGAAACTACAACATAGAAATTTTAGATCATAACTTTTCGTATAGATAGGAGATAAAAATGGTAGAAATATTTGATAGAGAATTACCCGATGATTGTAAAAAAGCGATCACTGCACTAAAGAAATTAAAAGTGTACTTCGCTATGAATGATGATACAATTGATAACTTTGCTGATGTCTGGTTTCGTGTACAACATGAATGTGATATGTATGAAGAAATGCAAGACAGTAACGAATTGACATATCAAAGTTACATCGGTGCCAAAAATTGGTTGGAGAAATGGAGACACTTATATATTAAATATGAAGACAAATAAAAAATAATCTTTAAAAAGATATATGACCGTGAGCAGGTAAAAGGACCAGAGATTTTTTCTCTGATCCTTTTACGTCCTTGGAATATATATTGTGGTTGTTTGTACTATTATATTACTATGTTTTCTTAATTTGGTCAATGTTATTCACGCCTTTATTATATTCATCTTTTTAAACATTATATATGCTTGCAATTTCTTACGTCTTTTATTCCAACTGACTCCGCATTTTCATTAACAAAAGACATACTCACACCTCACATATTAGTTTTATTAATGCCTGTTTTTATAGTATATTAACGTTAGATTTTTGTCAATTTGATGCAAAAAATATTTCTAATTTTAACTACGACATTGACCGTATTTATTATAGTATGTATAATTTATCAAAAGGAAGGAGTGGTTGTTTGTGTCTTTAAGAGAATGCGTTGTCTGTGGAAAGACTTTTGATGGGGCACCAAGTGCAAAATATTGTTCAGAAGAATGTAAAAACGCACCACGATATACAAATGAATTTAATGGAGAAAGGTGGGGAAAATTAACTATCATAGATGCTTATAGAAAAAAAGGAAGAGTTTATGCCATTTGCAAATGTGAATGTGGAAATACAAAAACTGTAAGATACGATGCTCTAACATCTGGTCGAACTCAATCTTGCGGATGTTTTGCTGAAGCTAATTACTATAAACCATTTGACCTTGCTGGTAAAATTAACGATTATGGTTGTAAAGCAATTAAGCAAATAAGAGTTGGAAATCGGTATAAATGGGAGTGTGAATGTTCTTGCGGAAAGCACTACCTAGTTCCTGCCGGACTGTTTTACAAACAAATGTCTTGTGGTTGCTCACATCAAAGAAGTGCCAGAGAAAACCTCAAAAAGGCTGCGGAAACATGTGAACAAGGATATATAGAAAATACATCCATTATATCAATCAAACCTAGAAAAATGTTACGGAATAACACATCTGGAGTTCGTGGTGTTAGTTGGGACAAAAATCGGCAAAAATGGGCTGCTACAATAGTATTTAAAGGCAAAACATACCATTTAGGAAGATACAACAACATAGAAGATGCAGCCGCAGTTAGAAAAGAAGCAGAAAACGCTCTGTTTGGAGATTTTCTTAAATGGTTTCAAGAAGTGTATCCAGAACGATGGGAAAAATTCAATAAAAAGGCAAAAAAAGAAGAAACAGAGGATTAAACCCCTGCTTCTTCTTTTATATTCTTCAGATTTTCTTTTAACATCTTCACACACTCATTAAATCCGTCACGTTTGCCGCATAGATACATATTGTAACCTCTGTAATCGTCCATAGGCGGTATTAATGTACATAAGGCATAGAAATCTTGCTTATTCATTTTAAACTCCTTTACAGCGTGCAATTATCGCACAAAATATAGTGAATAACAATAAGATGATAACATTGCACATTTTAAAAGATTCCTTACATTTTTATCTTTTTTAAATTCATACAATTTACTATTTACCAGACAAATACCAAAAATTCCTAAATATATAACCGTTGCCGCTGCACATAATACCATTGCTGTTTCTGCAATACCATACATTACTATAAATAATATATTGCTCACTTTTTAGCCATCCTTTCGTACATTTCGCAAGTACACGTCAGTTTATTTACCTGTTGGCACTTCTCTAAATACATCTTATCTATGTCTTTTATTGCCTGCGGTATTAGTCCTATATCTTTGTACTCTATAAGCTCTTTTAATGCTTTCACTATAATGCGGTCCAATGGTGTTACAATATTAGCTTCATAAGCTTCTAGTGCGTTTCTGACATCATCAATATCTAATCGTGTTTCTTTTTCTTGCTGATACATCACATTTGCTCCTTTCCGTATAGTTTGTCATATTTCTCGCAAATATTATCATATTCAGTCGCCATAAGGTCAATTTTTTCGTGTCTTTTTTTCATCCCATTAATTTCATCGGGTGTCAATCCTGTCTCTTTGTACTGTATAAGCTCTTCAAACGCCATTACTGTTATTTTGTCTAATGGTGTTTCTACAATACCTTTATGGGCACTCAGTGCGTTTCTGATAACATCAAGATTTAGATTCTCTGGTTCTTCAATCTCTTCCATTCTTTCAAACATCTCATACATCGTAACGCCCAATGCTCCTGCTATAGTCATAAGATTAATGTGTTTTGGTTCTTTTTCCCCGAGTTCATATGCTTTAATATCAGTGACTGTATAACCGCATCTTTCAGCAAGTTCTTTTTGTGTCATTCCTTGTGCTTCTCTGGTTTTCTTTATTGCTTTAGCTGTACTAATCATTTTCTTCCCCTCCTGTTCCTGTTTAAAGCATTTCTTTTCATAAATTTTTCTTTTGATAACGACTTATAATAAGGATTTTTTCTCTTGATAACATCCCTCTCTTCCTTACAATCGTCTTGAAACTGTTTATAGCCGTCACATAGGGTATGACAATTATAAGCTCTTCCTGTGGCTTCTGTGCACCCATAGCACGGATTATCTTTCCCTCTCATAATAACGCCCCCACTTTATACATCTTCTGGACTTCTGTTATTTGCTTTGATAACGTCAAATCCATCTGGATAACGTTTCTCTAATTTTTCAATGTTCATTTGCATAATTTCATCCAACGACCAATTAAATGATTCACAAATCATAGCAACATACCACATTACATCCCCAAGTTCTTTTTTGGCGTGTTCCTCGTCAAACTTGCTTTCATGGAATATCCATTTTTTAACCATGTCAGTAAGCTCTCCAACTTCTCCAGATAATCCGAATAAGCCGTTAATAATTCCGCCCAAGTCAATGCCTGTGTCTGGTACGTTGTCCTCTACTCCCTGTTCTAAATTATCAGCCATATTCATTATTCTTTCTGTTCCTAATCCGTCATTAGTTCGCATTGCCTTTACTTGATATTCTTTACCGTTCATTTATAACACTCCTTTATAGCTTGATAACCCTTTGTCCTCTGTCATATTGACTAAGTATCTTGTCTAATGCATTTTCTGCTTTTTTATGTGTTTTGAATGATTGTATTGTGTAAATATATCCATTCATTAGCTCACATTCTACATTTTCTTCGTTTGCCCGAATTTCAAGAACATTATCAAGATTCAGAATCTCTCTATCTTTTGTCATTATTAACATGTAAGTCCTCACTTTCTCCCCAGTCTAATTTATTTCCACACTCACAAACTTCTGTCCATTCCTTTATGTAGTTACCGCACTTAGGGCATCTATATAACACCACATCCTGCTTTTTTAAGTTCTTATGTCGTTCTCTTATCGGCAGGCTGTTAAATACAGCACCGATGTGTTCATAATCTTCTAAAGTCATTGTAATCGTATCTCTTGCTTTAGCGGACTGGCAGAAGCCACTTCCTACCAGTCCTAAGATAATGCCGATGATAACAAGTAAGATTTTTAGTATCATTCTTTCAGCTCCTCTTCTTCATAAATAACAACGTCATACTTTCCACTGATAACATTTTCTCTTTTAATCATTACTTTATATCCTTTATCTGTAATATTTTTCACAAATTCTTTTATCGGGATCACTTCATCCATCCTGTTAGGATAAATAATTCTTGTTACTTCTTTCAAAACTTTTACCTGCTCCATTTTCTTTTCCTCCAATTCACACTCATTTTGTGATTCTACATCTGTGTTTTTTTCTTTAATGTAACTCACATAATCTTCCATTTCTTCGTCAATCATATCAGGAAAATCCTTTTTACTTTCACATGCATGACGAAGTTTACATGAAACACATATATTTTTGTTGCAGTAATCTTCTAACACATCTATCATCTGTTCTCTTGTCATTTTTTATCACATAACGCCTTTCTATAGCTTTCCTCTACTTCTTCGTTCGTAGCTGTTCCATATTTAATTTTTCTCATTATGCACGGTTCTTGCCCTTTAAAAATGCAAATAGGGCAGATTCTTTTACGACAATAGTTTTCTAATTCTTTTTCCTGCATTTCTCTTTTTAATTTGTTTGTATTTACATTCAATCTCATTGTTGCAATAATAGAACCTGTTTTTGTATCAGTCACACTCATCATTGCTTCTTCGCAAGATTGATAAGAAACTTTCGCATCTAATACTCCAACATCTAATTTATTTGCCGTAATCATCTTTTCTATGCTTTCTAAAAAGTCGTGTGCTACCTGCTGTGCTATTGTCATAGTCGTTCTCCTTTTCCTTTTTCAATCTCCCATTTACCGTAGTAACCTTTTGTCATTTCCTTTAGTTGTGTCAGTGCCATGATGAAATTTTCAAGTTCGCAGGTATCAGTAAAGTTTATCCTCACTTCACTCCCTGTTTCTTCTTCCATGGTAACTGGTTCTCCAACAGTTCTCATAAAATTTAATGTTACGTGCAAACTATTGTGTTTTTCTGTTCTCATGCTTGTTCTGATACAGTCCACATTTTTATCAGCTCGATTTGAATATATTTTCATTCTCCCACCTCTAAATCTTTTGCAAGCTTGAATCCTGTTCTCCCAACATTTCTAAGATTCTCTTTGATAAGTGTATTGCTTGGTGTTCTGTTTCTCTCGTACCAGTTCCAGTCGTTGTCTTCTCTCATTTTTATTTTCATTTCATATCTTTTTTTATAGTTGATTTCTTCTTTTGCCATCTCTAGGCAAGCGATCATGTAATCTATTTGTTTGATAACATCCATGTTCTTTCCTCCTACTTGATAACATACAGTTCTGCATCTACTACTTTTGCAAACGTTGGTTTCATGCCGTTTTCTTCGATATATTTAACAACCAGATCATTTATAGCATTTTCACACTTTTCGTAGGCTTCTTTGCTGTCTATATCTTCTATGTACCAATCTTCGGCAAATTCTCCTACATCATCATATACAGCATTGTGTAAATCTTCTAGTATGCTTGTTAGGTTTACCCGTCTTATATCCACTTCTTCTACTTTTCCAATCCAGATAGTTGTACCTGCTTTGCATCCCATGTCTTTAGCTTCTTTGATACATTCTTCTATTGTGTCAAAATCTGTGCTGTAATGATTGCTATATTCTTCTGTTGACCATGAATAACTCATTTAGTTTCTCCTTTACTTCATCATACTTCTGTACGGCTCAAAGAAATCTTCTTTTCTTAACTCACATTCGCACTTAAGACAAATAAATTTGCTTTGTATTTTCATGTCAGAATTTATTTGAATATACTCTCTTCCAATATCTTCATTGAATAGCAAACTATTACAATATTTGCATCTTGCTACTGGCATTATTCTCTCCTTTTAATCGGCACGATCTTGCCTTTCTCATACCTGCAATATCTACCATCTTTGCTAATGTACGGAGACATAAACCCTGTACTTGTTCTGCCTGCTCCATCTTTAAAATACCAATAAACAATCCTTGTTGAGTTGTCATAAGATAAGATATTGTTAATATCAACTAACACTGCACTCTGCTGTGTATCACTTTCATCCTTATATGTATTACTTTCTTTCTCCTCGCAACCTACCAACATGCAACTCATTATTGCTATCGAAAACACAATAAATAATATTTTTTTCATAAATTTTACCCCACATCCTTGATATTAAGTTCTGCTGTCGCAGGTATAAATCTCATATATCCTGCATCTCTTATAATCTCGTTCTCTGTTAAATCAACAATCTGTTTCTTTTCTTTTTCTGATTTAACCACAAGGTAATAATGTTCATCTCTCACACCCATACACACCTCTCCAATTTTGAAGTGACTTAATGTGTATGTTTTAATACTTGGTCTTTTTGCATTAATCTTCATCTTCTTCCTCGCTTTCAAATTCTTCAATCTCTCGCCATGCCAAAACACTTTTATCGCTATAATATCTAATTTTACTGTTACGGTTTCTCCATCCGTGAGAGTCATGCCATGTTCTGTGAATGCACCCATCTTTTATAGAAACTAAAACTTGTTTATTATCTTCTGGCAGATCATCTGGATTCTTTCTTAAGTCGTGCCATCTATATTTTTGTTGCTTATTGAACAACCATGACACTACATTTAACACCTGCTTTTTTGTGATACTGTTTATTGTCGCTGCATCTAACACCTGCTGTATTGCTTCATATTTTTCATCTTCCGTAAACTCCTTTGAATCAATTTGCATAAATACTGCGAACGCTTTTGTAAAATTCATTCCTCTCCCACACTTTCTACCCCAAAGATGTATTTAATGATTCTGTCTCTTCCTATTGACTCGATCGCATCAAATACAAGTTGTTTTGATGTGAATACCACCGCTCCCTGTGGTCTGTAATCGGCCCACACATCATAATCAAGTTCTTCATTGTATTCATCATGCAAAATGAAATAACTATCTTCGAGTGTTGGGTCATTGTGTTCCTTTGCATATCGTTCAAGTTCAACTTCTACTTTTCTTTTTTCTCTGGCAAGCCACGCTGACTCTTCTGTGAAAAAGACGTTTCCTAATTCCCATCTTCCTTCATCTAAAGAATCATTCGTCCACCTGCTTTGTATAACAGCTCCATCATTACTAATACAAAAATATTCTTCTGATTGTCGTGGTTTCCTTACCTTTACACCCTGTTCCTTGTCTGGTTTTTCTCCATTCATCTTCCCAACGAGTCTGTAAAACTCTTTTTCTTCTGCTTCTGTTAGATTTTTAATTCCCATATTTAATCCTCCTTATTTGTTAAATAATCTTCTATGGCTTGATCTAAAAATCTACTACTGATAAACCAACAATCAATGTATGTTGTTTTATTTTGTTTGTTATATATCAATAGACTTTTGTTTTTAACATTTTTCAATGTTATTCTCATCATGAGTGTATCTGTATTATTGCTTAACTCATCAACTCCTAAAACCGTGTTTTGTGTAAGTTGATTTAGCTGACTTGTAATACGCTGTAAACACGTTTCTTTACAAATTACTTTGTTCCATGTTGGTTTCAAACATCTAATAGTTGTATGTGTATCGTTTCCCTCATCAACATTTGACAAAATAAAACAATCATCTAATTCTTTTATTTCTTCTCCGCTTATAATTGCTTTCGTTTCTATATTATAAATTTGCATTTCTTACTCCTTTACTGTCCATTCTCTCCCCTGCCGTTAATAGCAGGGGAAATCATGACTTATACAACAAATAATTAAAGAGTTTTGTTGCTTATGCGTTGCGAGGATTCTTTTATTTAGTTGTCGTGTGGTATATAAAAATCCTGCTGTGCAACAAGCCTTTTCTGGCTTGAGTCTCTGCCTAATAAAGATGAAAAATGGAAGAATCTGAAAATACAAAAAACATTATTTATAGTTTCGTTAGGCAGAGAATCAAACCAGAAAAGTATTATTTAGTTTTTATTTCCAATAACCAGAATGTGAAGTAACATGAATAAATCTTCGTTCATGTTGCTTTTTTTTGAATCGGCTTTGTCGAATCTCTTCTTTGACTTCTTCCACCAATTCATCTTCCCAGAATCTAACAAGATAACCAGGTACTCCATAAATTGCTCCACATTTCTGTACATGTAGCTTTTTAACTACTTTTTCTTTGACAACTTGTTTGCGAAACTCTTTTGTGTACTCTCTTCGCTTTGCTTCGATACCATATTTTTTCCACTTGAATATGCTCGATGGGTCTACTCCGTATTTTTTCGCAACAGAAGTAACCTCTTTCGTTTCTTCTACTTCTTTAAGGATTTTTCTCTTAAGATCTTTGCTTATTTTTTTATACCCCATCTTTAGCCACCTTTCTGTAGATCGCTACATTTCTGTCTGTTAGGCTGTCGTGTCGTTTACCGCATACCTCAATACGTCCGTCCTGTACTAACTCTGTTAGCCGTGGTTGTACCTGCTGCCTTGTCGGTTCTAACACTTTTTTGTGCTTATACAACACTGTTGCGATCTCTCGCGCTGTCATTGCTCCATATTCTAACTGTTCTAAAATCAAAATATGTATTGCTTCTTTATTAACCTTTTGATGTGATTCTCTTCTTGTTTGCTTAGTAATGGAAGAACTTCGTAAAGCTATCTCATTACTAAAAAAACTCATTTGATACATTTTCCATCACTCCTTAATCTAATTGTTTCTGCATTAACTGCATCTCTAAGCTGTCAAAATCATAGTCTCTTTCACAGGCTAAGATACTTGCAGGATTCCTCTGTGGCTCTGGTGGTTTTTCGTAGTTCTCGTCCAGATAATCCACGTAACCAGAATTAAAGAATGTACTTCCGTTCTGTGGTTTTCTCCAACTACTGTCCTTAGATAAATCATCCAGATACCTTTTCAAGGCTCTTTCTATTTTTTCTTCTCCTATCTCATACAGAGTCTTTTTCTTTGTGTCTGATACCTGCCCTTTGCCACGTTTATTCGGATACTTTTTCCAAAGCCTTTCAAAACATTCATTGATTGCTTTTTTGTTTGACTTCTCGCAATTTTCTTTTGATTTCTTGCAAGTTTCCTTTACTTTTTCCTCTGTTTGTTCCATTTTTCGTTCCACTGTTTGTTCCATTTTTGTTCCATTTTCAACCACCGTGTTTTCCTCGGTAGTTGTTTCTGCAACTTGTCCACAATCTATGTACTTCTGGTACTCATTAACTGTGTATATCGTGTATTTATTTGTGCTTTTTGTGGATATGTACCCAGTATCCTTTAGTTTCTTTAGTGCTGTTCGGACCTGCGATTCTGTCAATCCTGTCTCTGCACTGATTCTTGTTATAGAAGAAACAAATTGCCCTGCCTTGATTTCTCTGCCGCAGTACCGCTTGTCCTCTAAATTTGTATGTAGTAGGCAGTGGTAAAACAGTCTAAATACATTTGTGTTTTCATACCATTCCCAATCTGTATTTATATTTATGTTCATTCACTGCCCTCCTACATTTATTTATCGTTATCCTCATGAATAGTAATTTCTATCCTTGGATTTTTCGAATCTACTCTAAAGTGGTCTATAAATCCTAGTACATACCTCTGTCCGTCTCCGGGGAATGTTCCAGATTCTACTAGACTGTCTAAGACAAATTTCTTAGCAAATGCAACATTGTCTGGATCACGTCTTTTATTTTTTTCATACCATGTAATCTCAACGATCACTGGGAAATTCAATTTCTTTTTGCGTAACCATAACGGTATGCTGTATTTACAGATTCTTTGATTCTTTTTCTTGCAGTCAGCACCTTTATATGCGTTAGTCCTGCATGATCGTGTATAATCGTTTAATCCGTCCAGTCTGCCTTGAATCGTATATGTTACAGCCATGACTTTCCAAACTCCTTTCTGAACTCTTCCCTGCTACCGATATGCTCTTCATAATATGTTTGAGCCATCGTCTTAAGTTTTGTATCTATGTCTCCATTTTTTCTGTTAAAATGTACACCGTTCGGATGAAAGTCTGGTCTCAGTGGTACTACAAATCCATATTTTTCGCTTTTCTTCCTATTACAACCACCGAAAATATGATGTCTTTCTACTATGTAAGAACCTGTGTAGATACAACAGTCCATATTGTCCGTAAATACACTAGTTAGCTTTTTCAAATTTTACTCTCCACCTTTCTTCCATTTCTTTTATTTCCTGCGGTGTTGCTGTCTCTATGCCTAATGCCTTTGCTTCCTGCACCGTTCCTTTTATTAATTCAGACATTTCTTTCGTATCGTATGTGTGGCTTCCTCTCATAACAATATTGATTCTAAAAATCTTTCCTGCCGTATTGATTGTCGTCTGCGTTGTTGGTTGTAGGTGGCAAAACTCTACGTCGTAAGCTTCTATATCATCATCTAACGGAATAGTTATCAGCTTTCCGTTTATCTTTTCATACTGCCCATATTCCGCTATCATTTTGTTTTTTATAAACACCTTGCTACAATCCATTACTTCTGCAATCTTCCCAACCAATACATGAAAGTATGCATTGGCATCTAAACTCCTGCCCTCACGGTACTGAACAACCTTAAGCCGACATTCCTTGTCTTTCAGTCGGTCATATTCCCCTCGTATGTCTTTTTCACATACAAGGGAAATAACCTGTTTACCGCTTTCAAAATCAATGGATATATCATGGATTTTGGCTTTAGTTTCCATCTAATCAGCTCCAAATCTTTCTTACATTAGTCTTATCTTTATTAGAGACTATATATTGATATTCTCCCTCGGTAATTTCTGAAATAGATTTATGATGATAAGATGCAAGAATCTTGTTAATATCAAATGCCATTTCATCACACAGGCTCAATAGTGTGTCCTGTTTGATTTTTGAAATCTTCATAGCTCTGATTGCTTCTGTGTTGTTATCATCTGTCTGCTTGTCCGCTCTTGCTTTGCGTTCTTTTTGATTTTCGTCCGTATCAGCATCTTTTGTATCATCCAGTAAGAAGATTCCATTTAAGGCATACTTACGTGCATACGATGATGCTGTACCTGTTATCTGAGAATCATCCATTCCCTTTTTATTAAGTGCTTCTCTTGCGAGTGCTGATGTTTCTACCCATTCTCCAGTTTCGGTGTCCCATACCTTTACAGTAGCCTTTACATACACACGATCTCCTACTGCCTGCACATCATCCGTTATGTACATTGACATTTTGTTTTCTGCTAGAAGTGGTTTCACAGCTTCTAAGGTTCCCTCTGCGTTTCGGTATTTGTAATTACCGAAAGAGTTGTACAGATTCTTAGGTGCTTTTAATGTCGTTTGTATGTGCATCATTTTTTCATGTATTCCCATGTTATCTATCTCCCTTCTGGTTCATATTCTCCGTTATATGAAATTTCATTTCCCTGTTCATCACATTCTTTATCACTGCATACATCGTTAAAGAATGCTTCTTTAAGCTTTTCAGCTTCTTTTGTGCTTCCTGTTAATGCATCCAACGCATAGTCAATGAACCACTGTTTCCATTCTTCATTTCCGTTAACTTGTCCACGAATATATTTTTCTGCATCTTCCATAGGGATTACTGTTCCGTATTCATTTGTGTATCCTGTGATAATCATGACTACTCACACCCCTTTGCTTCTTTAAGAATCTCTTCTACATCAAATTCTTTTGGTACTGTTTCTTCCTGCTCATTTTCTTTAAGCATTGCAAAAAGTCTAAGCACACTTGCTGTATATGCTAAATTTTCAAAAATGGTTTCAATAGTATCGTTATTCGCCATTCTTTCATTTAAGATTGTATTTGCGTTATCAAATACTTCTTCTTTGTTGTATATCCATTCTTCATTATCTTGTCCGTAAAGTTTTACAATAAGTTTGCTATAAAACTCTGTCATGCCTGTTGCAATTTTTTTATCTGCTACCTTATTTTCCTCTTCTGTAAACCTTGGGTCTCTAGTTTCTTTCACTGCTTCAATAATTACTTTTCTTGCTGCATCCTTAAACTCTTTTTTCGTAATAATCATTGTCACATTCTCCTTTTCCTGCTATACTGTTGTTATGCATTTTTTGTTAAGCACTTTAGACCTGCACGTCTGGGTGCTTTTTTCATTTCCATCCATCACGCTCTTGTGCGATTAATGCCAGTCCTGCGGCTACGCAAGTACCCATAAACCAGAATGGCATTAAATCTAATCCGCAGACTAACAGTCCACACCCCATCATGAATGCTCCCATTTTCATTTAGAATCCTCCTCTCTGCATTGCTTGGTTTTCATTTGCTAGCTTTCTTACTCTCCATTTTTCAAATCTTTCTGTATCGAAAAATATAGGAGAATTGGACTTAGGACCTTTTTGTGCAAAGTCCTGTCCTCTTTCCCGATAGGCTTCATCAAGGAATGACCTTGGAAATCCCATCTTGACGAGTTCTGACATTCTCATGATTGGCTTATCGTATTTCATACTCGCTCCTTTCTTACTCTTCGGATGATTCCTTGAATCTCTCCTGCATCTTCTGTTTGCGTTTCTTGTCTCTGTAGTTGCTAATCAGCACAATTGCAATTTCTGCTGCAACAGTTCCAAAAGCTCCTACGAACAGTCCTAAGTAATATGGCTGTATATACATCTACTCGCTCTCCTCTCCTATTAGCTCATCAACGGTAACCTCTAAGATATTTGCTACCTTTTTCAAATTTGCAACACTCGGTACGCTGTCATTCCATTTAGAAATTAAACCATTCCCAAGTTCTGCTTTTTTCTCAACGTAGGTAATTGACATACCTTTTTCTTCGCAAATCTTTTTAATTTTGTCATAAATATACAATTCCTTGCTCTCCTTTCTTTATTTCTTAGAAAATATTCAGTATTTCCATTGACTTTTTGCAGAAAATATTCTAATATTAAATTACCACATAAAATACAGATTTTTTTCTGTGATCGCTTTCTGTTTTTACTGAAAGTTTTCTGTGCTATGCTTTTACTATACAGAAAACTTTCTAGTTTGTCAAGCATTTTTACAGAAAAAGTTCTGTAATTTCTTAGAAAGGAGATTCTATGACTATTTATGAGCGAATTGAAAGCCTTAGGAAGTCAAAAGGATTATCACAAGGAAAGCTTGAAAAACAACTAGGTTTTTCTAATGGTTCAATTTCAAAATGGAAAAACAGTACCCCAAAAGTTGAGAGATTGCAAAAGCTCGCTGACTTCTTCGGTGTGTCTGTTGAGTACCTCATGACAGGAAAGGAGGATGAACAAAAAGAGAAAGATAACACCGATCTCAAACAAAAATACAGGGAGCTTGAAGAACTTTTAAGAAGTGACTCAATGAAACCTGTTCGTTATGATGGTAAACCTGTCAATAACGATACGATAGATTTATTGCTAAAACAGATTGAGATTTCACTTGCAATGCTAAAAAAATAAACAGGAGGGTTATGTATGAGAAAAAATCAAATCAAAAATACAGTAAATGATTTGATTGAAACATACGGTACGAGAAATCCATATTTACTTGCTAGTTACCTTGACGTAACAATCCAGTATGGAGACTTAGGAGAACTGCAAGGATGCTACATGAAAATATGGGATAAGAAATTTATTTATATCAACGATAGAATCGAGGATGATAAGCTAAGAGATACTGTTGTCGCTCATGAATTGGCACATAGTATTATGCACAATGAAGATTATTATTTTTTCAGTTATGGTAAACAGTTTCAATCAAACAAAACTGAAATCGAAGCTCACACATTCGCAGCGGAGCTTTTGATACCAGATGAAACGATTATCGAACATCCGGGATATACGCTCGATCAATTATCATCGTTAACCGGATATGCTGAAAGATTAGTCAGCTTCAAGAGACTTTAATTTTTTCTTTTTTGTTTTATTTTTTCTTTTTAATTAAATATAAATACTAATTATTATAATACTATATAGGTTATATATAACTATAGTCTTTAGATACTATATATTTATATAAAAGAAAATAAAAATACACTAAAAACATTGTTTTGTCAATCACAAATTTTAAAAAGTTTTTGCATGGTGCTGAAAACCGTATAAAACCGTGGTTTCTTGGACTTTAAAAAAAGAAAATGCATAATTGATTGATGTTTGCATGTCATTTGCCTGCGATGCAACTATGCAAAAAGTCTTGAAAACCGCATAAATACGTGGTTTCTTGCCTGCGATTTGCCTGCGATTGTGGTTGTCACGTTGCTTGTTATACATTATAAAAGGAGGGATGTTACATGGCATTAATAACTTGTACTGAATGTGGGAAAGAGTTCTCTGAAAAAGCTTCTGCTTGTCCAAATTGTGGATGCCCAACAGGGGAAATCTTAAAAGAATTAGCTACTGTTTCTACTGCTGATAATGAAGTTCCGCAGTATGAAATTGATGAAAAAACGATTGAGATTGCTATAGAAAAAGGTATTGTTAATGAGCCTAGTGATTTAATTATCACAGCAGGTAAATATACAGATAGTGGTTTTCTTTCTACACTAATACATATACTTTATGTAGCAAAAGACAGCTTCTATTTATGCCGTTTTGATAAGGCAGAAGAGAATCCAAAAGAAGATATTATTGTCAAACTGGATTATACAAATGATGCTATTAATCAGTTAACTTATGATTATGAAATGCGTAAATTTAACGGTAATTTTGGTTTTAATGCAAGCAAAATCAAAGCGGATAAAGACAGGTCTAGGGATGCTTACTATGAGATTTTGAAAAAGGTAGACAGCAAAAAAGCCGAAGATTTTTATAAGATTTTTTATCTGGATGCACCATACTGTCCTAAGTGTCACAGCTTGAATATAGGATATGAGTTTGTGCAGGACTCAGCTAAAACAAAGGGAAAATCTGAGGTCCGTAAAAAGAGTGTTGTAACTCGTGCAGGTAACAGTCTGGGACGTGCAGGTATGATCGCAGCGACTGGCGGTCTGTGGGCATTAACACCTAAAAAGTCTAAATACAAAGAAAAGAAATCATCCAAGACAGATATTAACAGTAAACAAATGGCAATTTGCCAAGACTGTGGTAAATCTTGGGAAGTTAAATAACAATAAAAAAAGACCGTACCACGCCCGAATGCGGTACAGTCTCCAAAAACACTGTTTTTGATTTAATAAAGTCTAGCCAACTATTATTGTATCATTAACAGTGCGGTCACGCAAGGGTATAAAAAAGAGCCACCGTGAAGACTAATAAGAATCGGTAACTCCTTTTTTCATAACATCGTTGGATTATAAAATATTAAATTATAGAAAGTTCATTTATATTGTAACACATCTATGTTATTTTTCAATCTTTTTAAAAACAACTCTTGCATGGCTGTTATTTTTGTACCCATTTTTAACTAATTTATAACTAAGGAGTGATACAATGGCAACAGCTAAATTTAAAAAAGGTAAAGACGGTTACTATTCCACTAACGTGTGGGATGGCACATACAAGGATAACGGTAAAAAGAAATACAAACACCTGCGTTCCAAGAAAAGCTCAAAAGATTTAGAAAGAATCGTAAAGGAGTTTGAACAACTAAGGGACCAACGGCAGGCAATGATTGACTCTGATATACTATTTATTGATTATGCCAGACAATGGAAAGTCTTATATAAAGAGTCCAACCGAGCAAATAATACTAATAAAATGTACGACAATGTAATTAACGTCCATTTTAACGGCATTAAATACGTTAAGCTACAAGATATACAGCGTAGCCACTTACAATTGATTCTAAACGATGCTAAAGACAAACCACGGACACAACAACAAATAGTCATGACATTTAAGCAGGTCCTGCACTCTGCTGTTTGTGATCGCATTTATTCCGCACAATCATTTGCAGATATATTTGACAACTTTGAATCTATAAGTTACAAAGCGAAAGAAAAACGTCCTTTGACACCAGACGAACAGAAAGCCGTTTTTAAGGCAGATTTTAATTTAATGGATAAAATATATGTCTATATCATTTACGGCTGTGGATTGCGGTGTGGAGAAGCCTTAGCACTAACAGAAGCAGACTTTAACCTAGAAGCACATACAGTATCTATCGACAAATCACACGACATATCAGACAACATACCAAAGAGAAAAACAGTAAAAAACATACAGAACGGAGAAAGAACGTTACCGTTACCAGATAACGTATTCGACACAATTTCTAATTACATAAAACAACTTAGAAAAGATGGCAGGAAATACTTATTCATAAATCGTGATTACAAGCCTATGACAAAATCTGGTTTCCGCAGGATGTGGGGTAGAATCATAAAAGCAATGCAGGCGGTCAGTGAAAGTCCTATTGAGGATTTAACAAGCCACATCTTCCGTCACAATTACTGCACAAACTTATGCTACCAGTTCCCTAAGATTAGCATAAAGATGATTGCAAGGCTTGTAGGAGACTCTGAAAAGGTCGTTCTGGAAGTATACAATCACTTAATGTTAGAAAAAGAAGATAGCATATCCGCTGTAAATGATGCTTTAAATTTGGAACAAAAAGTGGAACAACCTATGGAACGAAAAATGGAACAACTAAATGAAATGGTATCTTAGATTTCTGGAACACGGATGGAACATGGAACACGGATGGAACAAATACTTCCCTAAACTTTAGATACTTTCGATTACTTTTAAGGGTATGATTTTTAGATAGGTCATACCCTTAAAAACCGCATAAATACAATAAAAGCACGGTATTTAGCCATTTGGCAACCGTGCTTTTTAAAGTGAGCGTGCGGGGATTCGAACCCCGGACAACTTGATTAAAAGTCAAGTGCTCTACCACCTGAGCTACACACCCTTAACTGGGGTAGCTGGACTCGAACCAGCGGTGCAGGAGTCAGAATCCTGTGCCTTACCACTTGGCGATACCCCATCAGTGCGACAACTATTTCATTATATATAATCTGTCGTTCTTTGTCAAGAACTTTTTTATATTTTTTAAAATTTATTTTAAAAAATATAGTGAGCGTGCGGGGATTCGAACCCCGGACAACTTGATTAAAAGTCAAGTGCTCTACCACCTGAGCTACACACCCTTAAACTGGGGTAGCTGGACTCGAACCAGCGGTGCAGGAGTCAGAATCCTGTGCCTTACCACTTGGCGATACCCCATCAATGCGACAGCTCGTTTATATTATCATATGTTTCCGACAACTGTCAACACTTTTTTTGAATTTTTTTAAATTTATTTTTCAAGAGTGAATTCTTTCAGATATTGACTGTTCCAGAAACGGTCCGTTACTGGCTGCCAATATTCAAATATGATTTTCCCCTTATTCCCTTGTTCTGAGAATCTCCCTTTATCTTCTCCCTTTCCAATATAAATTTCGAGAATCTCTCCTCTTCCAGATTCTTTTCCTTGATTATCATAAAAGCAAAGTGTCATTCCCTCACTCAACTCTCCTCTGACAAACTCAACTTCCATGGAGCCTTTCCCTTCTTCGATGATTTCCATTCGTTCAATATAAGTAAGGCTTCCTTCTAATTGATGCAGCTTATAAATTCGTTTTCTTGCTTCTTCATTTTCTTTTGAAGGTTCCTGTTTTTTTAAATATTCAAAAAATCTCATGCTCTTTCCTCCATTGCTCTGTTCTACTTTATCATAATTTGTTTCCATATGAAAGTCTTCTCTGTAAAGAAAGTTCTCTTTATATTTTACATTTTATCAGTTGACACTTCCTGATTTTTATGTTAGATTGTCATTATTGTAAATGATTTAAATACAATGATAAGGAATAGTAGAATATTTAAGACATTCAGAGAGTTGCTGGATGGTGCGAAGCAATTGTTGATGATATTTGAACTCGCCTTTGAGTAGCATGCTGAACTTACAGTAGGTATTGCCGGAGTCCAACCGTTATAATGGAGAGATATCGGTTTTATAACCCGTATCAGTAAGAAGTGCACGTTTCTTTATAACGTGAATTAGAGTGGTACCGCGGAAGTTTCTTCGTCTCTATCCTGATAAGGATCAGATTCGGAGTTTTTTTTATGTTATCGTACATTTATTTCATCCGATACATGATACCCCGTATCCACCTTTCAATACTTAAAACATACCTACAACAATCATTAATTTTTGAAAGGAGCTTCACAGCA